TTCGTCGATAGGACTTGAAAAATCTGCCATTTGATCTTCATCAACGTTTTTTTCTGGAGACAAAATCTCCACATTTTGAGGAACATCGGTTATAGGAGTAGACTCGCTCATAGGATCGTATGTTTCCATTTATATAAATTATTAATTTTAGATTCGGAATCACACGCATTAATTCTTTTTTATGTTTATACTTCCACCCTTTCTCTTCACAGCAATTTCGGGCTTCTGTGCAGTGTGCCTCGGGTTGTAAAACCTTTGGTGATATTGCCAAAACGACGGAGATCCCACTCTAAAATTTTTTCTTATAGGCGCCTTGTACCAAAACACACAATCTGATATTTTATTAGACTTTGAAGTGTTGTCAAGAACGAGGCATTCGTAGTTTTCAGTGCACGAATCCATCACCTGTGAAAAAGTGTCGTAGTTTGGAAAGACTCCGAAAAAAGCCTTGTAAAGATTTTCACGATTTTGTCGGACATTGTCGCGAAGAGCAAACACATAGTCCACGTTCGTTCTAATCATAGGGGTCATGTCCATTACATATTGAGTCGTCATCATGAAGAATACTTTCCAGTGCCTGCCGTTCATGAAAAGTTGTCGAACCGCGACATCTCTCATGAAAGATCTATCGTACATGCAGTCATCCATTAGAACAAAAACGGGGCTCGCCTTTCCTTGTATAGTGAGCTTCTTTTGACGTTCTATGAGTTTTTCTAGTGCACCTGCATTATAGTCGGAATAAACAAAAATGTCAGGGATAAACTGCTTGTAATGTCCGTTCCCGTCTTCAGTACCTGACATTGCTATGCCCGCGGGGAGGTTTCTCTTGTACCATAAAATGTCAGTAACAAGCGTAGATTTTCCAGTCCCTCTCTTTCCTATGAAAATGCAAACCTTGTCGTCGCTCATTGTACTAGGATCGAATTTCTTAAGATTCAGTGTCATTAATGTATTCAATATATAAATGAACAGTGCGCGGGGCGCAGTCTGACAAAAGTATATGCATTTATTAGACATGTCATCTGGATTCATCCAGTTGGCAGCACTTGGTCAACAGGATGTGTACCTCACTGGAACCCCAGATTTAACATATTACTCGGGTGTTTACAAAAGACACAGTGCATTTTCATTAGAAGCATTCGAAATACCTTTTAAAGGGAATGGAATAAACATGGGTCAGACAAACATTGTAAATATACCCGTCAAAGGAGATCTCATAAGAGCCACGACCCTTAAACTGTCTCTACCACCTTTGGCTGTTTATGGAGGTGATTGGTTTCAACCATTTTCACTAGACAAGATAACTTTTGTAATTGATGACTTTAAATATAGTCTATCTACATGTAAGGCAAATCAGCCGTATTCTTCGAACGTGTACAGTATGCAGCAGTGGGCATATGGGCTTTTTATGTCATACGATCAAAATTCCAACAAGTTTACATTTCAAGGAACGCAAATTTTCACACAAGAATCTACTGCAATTTTTCTTGGTTTTGATATTTTAAATCCAGTCTCAGTAGACTTTGAAAGTAGTTTTCCTTACGAGTTTGGAAACGTTCCAGATTTCACGCTCGAACAGGCGGGATGGATAAAGAGCCCCGGGCTTTATGTAGACACTCAACAGGATTTGATTTTACGGCCACAAAATAATACATATCCTCCACCAAAATACGTTGATTTGAGCAAATTTATAAAAGTAGATGAACCGACAAATTGGACGATAACACCCGGTGGCAGGTTTAATGTAGCTAACAAAGGAACATATACCATTCGAGCAAGTTTTAGATTCGGGGTAGGTAGTTCATTTAATCCTTTGGACGGAGACCCCATTGTTTATGATACACTTAAGAACTCTATAAGCGGTGTATATACAGATTATTTCGATAATACTTATCCATGTTTTTATATTTATTCATATGGTAAAATCACCCCTTCCGATTATATTTTTATAGAACAATGCGATTCTAGCCTTTATTCACAGAACCCCTTTACTTATAGTAAAGGAGATTACCTGGATTTTACAATATTTTCTATATACGGTGAAGATTTCCAACCAGATACCAACACTTCTTTTAATGTCCGGAATGACGGATACTATTTGATGTCTTGTGTATTTGAGTCTGACGTTCCTATTATTTCTGTAGATCTTTTGGATTCTTCTGAAGTTGTTCTGATGAGCATACCGTGCTACAATACAACAATAACAAATGAACTATTCTTTCCAGTCTCAAATTCAATAACATTTCGTTATAGCATAAGAATAAATACAAACAACGATTATATTCTGCAAGTATCATCTTTCATAAACCTGAAATACCTCGCACTTGCCCCTGATGAACAATATCCAAACGGAGGATTTATTCTACCTCTCAACGGGTTACTATTTCAAGGATTTATATATGAAGGTAGGATAGATTTCAATTCTTTACGTCTATCAGGAGTTGAAAATTTTATCAGTTACTATAATTCTTACATAACATTTAATCAACCCGGGACATACGTTCTCACAAGTAATATACCTGGTGAAATCGGTTTTTCAAACGTTCAATACAATTTTTTACTAACACTTCCAGCACAAAGTCAAAATTTCATAAGAATAGATACAGCCCCTATTACACTTTTTACAAGTTATACGGGTAGAGAAGGGGATTACTTTTTATGGTTTTATCCTGCAACTTCTCCGTCAGTTCCCAACGATTACAAACAATATCATTATTACGATTCGGTCGGCACATGGGCAATCGAAAATGCAGAACTCAAAATAGGGGGACAGACTATACAGAAATTGGAGGGTGAGGCTATAGAAATATGGAACGATCTGAACGTTCCGTACGAAAATCAGCCCGCCCTGTCGCTTTTGACTGGAAAAAATGACACATCTATTGCTTACGGGAGAGATTATTATGTAAATTTACCTTTTTATTTTTATGGAAATTCTGGATCATACCTGCCAATATCAATCCTAAACAGGCAAGACGTAGAAATATGGGTAACTCTGAGACCCCTCCAATCCTTGACTTCTGTACAACTGAGCGACAGCCCCGTCAACGCGACTCTCATAGTAGAATACGTGTACCTCACCGAATCAGAGATTAAATGGATGTCGTCTGCTACTCTGGAATATGTAATAGATCAATATCAATATAATAATTTTGAAATTATTAATAATGGAAATTTTGAAATTATATTTGAGAATCCAATCTCTACACTGTTCTTCGTCATTCAGGTCGAGGGGAGTGTCCCGTATGATTGGTCGAACGACAGTCTTAAAAATTTCGGAATAAAATTCAACGGAGAAGATATTGTTACAAAACGCCTGACAGACTCTACGCAGCTTGGAGTCATCGAACCTTTTGAAAATTTTGTAAATTTTCCATCTAGAAATTTTTACATGAAAGTTTTTAATAATCCAATAAACTTTAGTCGCATAAGACAGGTTTTGCTGGATATAGATTTTTTTAATTTGTCACCCGTAAAGCAGCTCAGAGTGACGGCTGTATCTAAAAACGTCTTGAGAATATCAGACGGGCTAGGGGGCTTGATGTTTATTTCTCCCTAGAATATAGAATGTCGGGTCGCACAGCGCTCGCAAGCCTTGGACAGGAGGCTGTTTACCTTAGCAACAATCCAGAAGTTACTTACTTTAGAGAATTATACAAAAGGACGACAAAGTGGTCTACAAGAATAGACGAGGTTATTTTTGACCCGGATGGCCAGTATTTTGGAGGTGAAACATTTGTACATCTTCCAAAATCTGGAGACATTATTTCAAAAATTTATTTAAAAATTCAAAATCCAGGAGTGTTTGGAACATCAAACATTTTAGATTCAGCCGGGACATTAATGGTAAATTTCGCAGATCTTTACATAGGAAATCAATTGGTGGATCGCCAATGGGGAGAGTTCATAGAAATGAAAAACGATTTAGAAATTTCAGCGAGCAAACAATTTGCACTTTCAAAATTGGTTGGCAAGAATCTTTCAAATGTTTATACAGGTCTTCAGACATATACAATCGAATTACCTTTTTACATTCTTAAAAAAGGATTGCCGGCATGTGCATTTGATTCACCTGTAATTGTGAGAATTGGATTCAATCCAGTCAGCAAGTTTTGTCCGTCGGTGACCAAATCTGTCCCCCTAAATGCATCACTTTACGTAGAATATGTATATCTTGATAAACCTGAAAGAAATTTTATAAAAAATAACAATAGTATTTATCTAAACGAGCACTGTCAGTTGGAACAGTTTTTCGTTCCAGCCGGAGTCACACAGGCAATGTGCAAAACACAATTTTCAAATCCTGTAAAGGAAATATTCATTGTTATTCAGGAAGACTCTGCATTGGGATACGATTACGGAAAAGATGACAAGCTTGTGAGCATGTCTCTCGATTTTAACAACGTGACTCACATTTCTTCAGAAGTTGGGACTCCCACGTTTCTCAGGATGATTCAGCCTCTCGAGTTTCACACCCGACAACCCGATCGGCTTTTCTACATGTATTCTTTTAGCATAGATCCTCAATCAGATCAGCCAACGACTCATGTAAATTTTTCGAGAATTATAAATCAGAATTTCAATTTCAAACTCGTAGAAAATTCTGGAAACCTGTATATACGAATTTATGCACTGGCGTATAATTTCGTAAATGTAAATCGTGGAAATGCAGAGGTATTGTTTTCTAATTATGAATCATAATGGACGACGTACTTCTACCAGTGATTGAATCTGCAACAGTACTAGCAGCTCACTACGCGAACGCATGCGGGAGAGAAGAGGTGACTGCTCGTGACATTCGAATGGGTCTAATGTTTTCAGCGAGAAATGTTCTAGGTAAACAAATTGGATCTCTTTACCCCGAGATTTACGACGAAGAGGACGAGGAGGACGAGGAGGACGAGGAGGAGGGAGAGGAGGAGTGGTCTAGATACGAAGGAGAAGATGAAACGGCTACAAAGATGAACATATGCGAAGAAACGTGGGCGGAATGGGAGCCGGAAACTCCTGCAGAAATAATAATGAAAAAGGCTATAGATGAGTCAGATTCAAATTTTTGAAATTGAAATTGAAGATTCTGAAGACGAAGGCGACTATAGAGTTTCAAAATACTCGACGTTTGTTTCAGAAGAAGAGTATGAAACAGACGACGACGAACCAAAAGCATGGGAAGTCGATAAATTTTGCAAAGTTAATTAACATTTCGACGTGACAAGTTGAAATACGCAAAGAACCCCAGAAGAATCAGAACGGCTATGAGAGTCCACGGTATTCTCCTCTTTTCACGAGGTTTTTCAATTTGAACAGCTTCAACAAATCTCTTCATCTCAACCTCTTCTATTGGTGGTAAAGTAGGAAGTCTAATTTCCCTTTCAGTGTGAATCCGAAGAACAAATGCATTCGTTTCTAGGCCTCTGAAATTTAAAAGAGACCCGTTCCTGTCGTACCATCTAACCGTAAGACGTGACAGCGTCCCTATGGGTTCAGGATAAGTCACAGAAATTTTATATTCAGTCTCTTTGAAATTTTTTATACATGCAGAACCAACGTCCATAATTATGGGCGCAAAGGACCTTCCCGCATTCGAGCCCGTCACGGTATCAGTCCCTGCAACTAAAGAACCTGTAGAAACATGGGAAGGGGTTCGCAGTTCATCAATGTCAAGATATACAAATTCGTTAATTGATAAATTTACAATTTTATCAGACCGTAATATGTATTGTCCGTTGTAAGCCGGGTCAGTAGAGGTTGCCAGTGTTCCGGAATAAATGTAATTTAAATTCATTCCGAGCATTATTGCAAATTCTAAAGATGTTACATTGATATTAAAAGGAGAAACAGAAGAAAACATAAATTTTCCTTCACTGGAAAGATACGCGGTAGTCAAACCGGCGCTCGTAAGTGCCATAGAAATTCCACCCGCACCGTAGAACCCTGCAGTCAAAGAAATGTTCGAGGTCCCGACTGTCATAACATTTGATGTAGATGTAAGGTTGTATATTGTATTAGGTAAACGTGCACTCACAAGGTCGACCCGAGAAATGTTCTTTATATGTGACGATAAATGAATTACATAATTATTTCCTTCAGGATAAACATTCATATCCCTGTCTTTCGAATCTACAACTACTAGACGTTCCATTATTTTATCACAATATTATATATGGAGGGAAATTCAACGGTCATAATCATAATTATTTTGCTAATATGTTGTTGCTGTGTTTCTCTGATTGCAGCGGGTGGCTCGTGGTACGAAAACTGGACGTGTCCCCTTGGTATAGGCTACAGTTGTTCTTCAAGTTCTAACATTACTTCTACTTCTACTTCTACCCCTCTTCAAACACTTTTGAGTTCTGCGACTCAAATTCAGATTCCAGAAGTTGATCCGACTACGCTTTCGGGAAGTTTTTTAATAAGTCCCCCGAAACTAACAGGGTCAAACGTGTTCACGTTCATGTTCGATATAAGTCTGTCGAGCGCATGGACATCGAATGCATTATGCTGGGAATATAATTTGTTCGATCATTCTGATTTTATGGCCTTAGACCTTTCAGGAATGAATAGTAATGGCGAAAAATACTCAATTGCTATACATTATTACCAAACACTTGTAACCGACCCTGATAACGACTGGTTTGTATATCAAAGTCAAAAGTTAACGGCAGACGGGAGCTGGCACAGAGTTATAGCCACGTTCAACGGTGCATTACCTGTAACATACTTGGACGGGGAACCAGATTTGTCATATTCGTCCTGGCAACTTAGGACCAGTCTAGGAATAAAATGGCCATCTTCGGGGTCATGGAAATGGGACTCTCTTGCAGTTGCAGAGACTGGGTGTACAACAGGTAAAAGTTTAGCCGGTGCATGCAAGATTAAAAACTTTTATTGGTGGTCAGATTATTCGATATCTACAGCAGAACTGAAATTATTAAATAATATGTGATTAAATTACAATTTCTACACGATGACCGACTCGAATAGTTGTATCGACGTAGACTTCGTCAAACTCGGTTGAATCGTTTGCTTCAAGAACACCCTTTCGAATAAGTGTCCACCCGAGTGCACATTTTTTAACTTTTACGTACTGTTCGGATCCCACGTCCGAAGGCCCTACATTTATTCCCTCGAAAACGGGTTCATTGAATTCGGCAGATGGCTTTTTGAGGTACATGCCCGACGTGACATCATGTGGACTTTCGAGAATTGAAAAAAAGTCTTCTGGTTTGAACACAATGTCGGAACCGATAAGCATCGCCACATCATAATCCGACGAGACGACAGGCTTGAGACATTCTGACAGGGTCGGCTGTTGGCTGACTATAACTTGGTGACCCCGTGACGCAGTCTGCATGACGAGGTCAGTCCATGACAAGAGAAACTCGCGAGAATAGACGCTTCCAGGGAGACAGAATATAACTTTAACCATTTATAAATAAAATGTATGTAATCTTTAAATGGAAGCCGTTTTAATAGTATGCGCAATCTCGTGTTGTTGTTCGTCTATGTTGGGATTAATTTATGCACTGCCAATCCCTGCTTCTAACCCGAGTGACACAACGTACGAAGGATTCAAAGAAATTGCATCTGGAAGGACAATCTTGAGCAACGAAGGAACGCCTTTCAAGCCTGGACTAGAACAAGTATGCGCAGAAAACTGTAAGGCGGACTTTACATGCAACGCATTTTCTGTTTGGATGCAGAGCGGAGACTATGAATGTTTAAAATTAACTAAAAAACCTAATCCGTGGATGACTATTCCTCAGTATATATCAAATAAAACTCATGCAAAAATTTATATAAAGAGTGATTAAGATGGATGATGAAATTACTGTAATACTTGTAATTGCTGCACTAGTCTTTTGTGTAGTGTCTCTTGTTATAGGATTGGTGAAATGGTCTTCTAATCCAGTTTCGAATACTTTTTCATTTTCGGGTGTACTAGGTTCGTGGAGTTTCAATGATAATAAAGATATAGTAACAAATGGATCGACAGACGGGACTAATAATTCAGGAGTTTATTCTTATGGATTATACTCAGACTTTAAGGCTAACGACCTTTATAAGATTGGAACATTCATCTCCGGTAAAACGTCCGATCAGTGCAGGGTTCTCTGTTCTGCCACAGAAACATGCAGGGGGTTTTCAACAGATAACAACGGATGTCAGCTTTATAATAACGTATTGATACTCGATAGAAACAAGGGGTCTTCAGTGTACGCATCGCAGGACATTGGAGCAGCGGAATATTTTCACGTTCCTTTCGGCGTATATTCATCGAGTTTAACAACCCTTAAGGAGACGGTAAACGGAACGCTCGCTGAATCTCTCGGGGAGTGTCACGGGGCCAGGTCGTCATCTTCCCCGTGCAAGGGTTTTGATTTCAACGGAACCAGTGGAAATTTATACAACTCTATAATCGCACTGGACTCGACCGTATCTGGAAATTCGTACATTGACATTGACAATCCTCCAAAGTTTATAACGGAAGGTAATTTCAAATATCAAGATACTCCCACGAGCACTAATACACTCGATGCAATGTTCATAATGCCCTCCAATTTTAATCCTGTAACCAACTTGGACAAATTTGGAATATGGGGAACCGGGTGGGATGTAGCCAACGACAATCAAGGCCAGTTGAGTTCGATAACCACCCCTCCAGGAGCTGAAAGTTGCGCGAATGCATGCGCTTCAAACTCGTGGTGTCAATCTTTTGTCGTTGGAAAGGAAGGTGACAGTGGATTGTGCTGGCAGAGACACGATCTTTCGAGAGATCATACACATCAAGTCTGCTCAAGTCAAACTTTTGGATGCAGTCCAGAAGCTATCTCTTTAGGTTTAAGTCACTATAACACTGTAAACTATTCAACGCCTAGTTCAACGAGAGACAGTTACTTTAAATATCAATACCCTATGAAACTCTCTTGTCCAATGGCATGCTCAAACGATTCTGATTGTAAAATGGTTACATTCAATTCTACTTCTTGTAATATGTACAACGTAAATCCAACTAATAAAGTTGGAGATTCCAGTTATTCTAGCGTGTGGATGTTTAATAATTATCCGAGGTAAAATTAGATGCAACCTTTTGTATTGCTAATAATCGCAGTAGTCGTGTGCTGTGTGATGTCTGTACTGGTATTCGTTGCATATGAAATCATAAATAAACCAGCTCCTACAGAACAACCATTGTTTTCTGACAATGTACTCGCGCAACTAAGAGCTGACCAAGCAAACCTGAAGAATAAACCAACATATACAATGTTGTCTGGTTCGTACATGGGTCTCGCCCCGTTCCTCATAGAGCAGACAGTCCCGGTCAACCCTGCAAACTGTGCACTTATATGCAACGGGGATTCAAATTGCGGGGGATTTCAAATTCACCCAGACGGAACAACCTGTGATATTTTGGCAAGCAGTAATATTAGTGGGTATCCTTTCGAGAATTCTGGGTGGACATATTATCAACTTTCTCCTAAATACACGCCCACCAAAATGCTGTCAAAACTTGAAAACCAGTCACCAGGTGGCCCTACTCTGGGAAATTCTGTGTCTACGAGTCTAGAAATGTGTTCAAGTAATTGTCAGGGTAACAGTTCGTGTACAAACTTTTCGTACGATTCGGCAGGAATATGCAGTTTGTGGAATTCTAATGCGAACGGGTATGTCCCACCTCTCGCAGCACCAGGAACGAATACATATACTGTAATTAATGCAAATACAACACAGGCTTTTACATCGGCCTCATAATTTTTTAATTTGTAATGTAAATGGGTAATACTTCTAGCACTCAGAATTACATAAGAAATGAAACAAATCTTTCTTTGGCCCAAAGGTTTGTCACCAACAATTTAATACAAACTGATAGCCAATCTACAAATGTTCAGGTTATCAAAATTAAAATAGATACTGCAATCGGGTGCCCTATAAATTCAAGCCAGACCATAAACAGTACACAAAAGTTAGTCACGACTCTGAACAACAATAGCAACGTTCAATTTTCGTCGGAACTTACAAATAGTTTACAGTCGACTGTGACAGCGAATGCATCAATGGTCAACGGATTTGCAGCGGCTACAGGTGGTAATTCTGCAGACGTTACAAATAATGTACAAAATATAATAAAGGAGGTGGTTGACCAGCAGCTCACAAATAACAATATTATGAATACTGTACAAAATTCTTATAATTCTGAGTCACAAGAGCTAACTATGATTTTGTGTCAAAATTCGCCAATTATTATGGATCAGAATATAATTTCAAACGTAATTTCTGAAAATATTTTGACTAACGTAACTCAGGCTCTTATGCAAAACGCGACAATCAGCAGTCTGATAAGTTACGCTGACCAACATGCGTCCGTGCAAAACCAAGGACTCAACGACGTAATAGATTCGATAGGTAAGGCTTTGTCGTCTATAATAGGGGCATTCACTGGCCCGTATGCCCTTGTTGCGATAGGTGCGTGTGTTTTATGCTGTGTGTGTTGCATAGCACTACTCTATTTTATGTTGAGCCCAGCAGGTCAACAGTCTGCAACTACTGTAAGTCAAGCGGGTGCAAATTATGCCGGGAGAATGCCTCCGCCTGTTTAGAGAGCAAATAACGCTAGAGCTATCAATGTTGCAAAAATCAAGAGGAAAATAATACCCCCTCCTACAATATAAGGAATCTTTGAATTACTACTAGAACTCGAAGAACTCGAAGAACTCGAAGAACTCGAAGAACTCGAAGAACTCGGAGAACTCGAAACACTCGAAGTACTCGAACCGTTTACTACTGTTACCGATTGAGTACACTCGTTAATTATCGGGGAGTTTACTAAAATTTCCGCCTGATTTACAAAACTGCAAATCTGTGTTATAAGCGTTATGTTTTGGGCGTTAGGCTGATAAGGAATTACACATGCTGAAGAAGAGGCTCCACATGCTTGACGAGCAGTCTGACAGTATCCAGTGAGTTGACCTGGATCACCTACTGAATTTTTAAATTGAGTTATGCCTTCTGGGGTTGAATAGTTGATAACGTCCTGTGTTTTACTTACAACTTCTGCACATCCGTACATATTTGGATACGTGTAACAACTTACTTCATTCGTGCCACCGAGTCCAAAGTCGTGTGCGTTCAGACACGCACAAAGAAGATTACCTGTCCCTGTCAGGCTTCTCCCGGGTCCTATGCCTTTTGGATCCGAGCCGTCACCTCCTCTACAAAACTTCTGGAGCAAACCTAGAGCCGTGGAAGCGTTGGTATTGTTTACATTATTCTGAATAATGTTTGCAATTTTTGATTGGCAGATTGGATCTCCTTGCCAATTTCCTCCAGAACTACACACACTAAGTAATTTTGCATCAAAAATATTCTGAGAATCTGAATCATACAACGCATTGTACGCACCGAGACAATCCGACCCGTCACTGCTCATACCGGCTTTTATTTGATAAAGATCGTTTACGGTCGACACGTTGTTACAGTAGTTTACCCTTATGCGTTTTGCATCGTCTGAATCGACCCCTTTGTCCTCCATATCAATCCAATGGGCCTTGATGTCGAACCCTATATTCTGCAATATTCCGGTACTCAATTTGTCATTCATACCCAGAGTTGATGACATTTGCAGGCAACCTCCCGCGTCGTTTCCAATTAGTCTTGTACCTAAGGTTCCTTGATAACCATAATCTTGAAATTCTCCATTTTCATAATATCTATTTGCTGCAAAAGTATATTTCCAACCGAGTGGAATGAAATATCCGGATATAGAATTATCTGCAAAACCTTCGTTTGTTCCCCCATTTCCCCAATAAGGGGTGGAAACATAACTTCCACCGTCATAACTTATAGTTCCAGGTTTGGTTAAATCATACTCTGTTCCCCCACCTCCTGAGTAACACGAAACACCGGTTCCGTCAGAGGGGAAACCATCTACATATAGTCTAACATTTGTCCTACTCTGCAAAAGAATGCTCGGGTCGCTTGTGTCCGGATCTTGGGCCTTTCTCCAATTATTATTATTTTTACGATAAGTCTCTCTCGAGTTATTATTTTGAGCCATGTTTGTATTTAAATAGTTAGTATTAGCCGAATCTCTAATTATGTAAAATCCTCCATTATTATTATTTTTTATATGTGTAAACCCCCAACAGTTGTCACTTTGATTACATTTCCATGCCATTAGTTCTGGTGTGTCCCACGAGACGCCCGAATAATGAGTACCATCGAGACCCTCTATGCTAATATTATCGGATCTGGTATAATTAGTAAGCTCGTTCTCCGGATAGCTCCAATTTGAAGAATTTGGATCTGGCATTATACCCTGATATAAACAAATAAATTTTTAAAAATATATGATGTGTAAAATATCTAAACCGTATTACGATTGGGACGGTCGCAAATATATTAATGTAATTTTTAATTCTAAAATTTTAAAATTAAAAATTCCTTTTAGGTACGGAAGAGTAATGTGTAAAGTTTTGGGACTAAGAACAATTCAGGAAATGAAAGAAGGGGAATTTGTGGATGTAGAATTCAAAAAAAAGAAATGGGACGGGATAGAGTTTTTAGTTCTTGAATCTATAAAGGAATGCTGACGCGCAACGGTCTTCTGTTAGACGCGAGTCTTGAACTGAAGAAAAATCTTACTGTAAGACCAGTGGAGAATGCACTGGGTATTCAGGCTCCCTCTTTCAAGGTTTGGAGGCAAGCTACCAACGGCCGGATGCTTGTCCCCCGATACTTTTGGGAGTCCCCGGTCACCAAGGATGCCAGGAAACTTCCTGTTCATGCTCCCGGAATTGTATTTAATGGGACTCTTCGAACAGAAACTAGACAAACAGACGCATTCGATGCAGGTGTCACCGCTTTCACGGAAAAAGGAGGGGGTGTCCTTTCTCTCCCATGTGGATTCGGTAAAACTACGGTAGCCCTTGCTCTTTCTGCACATTTGAAAGTAAGGACTATGATTGTGGTCCACAAGGAATTTCTCGCCAACCAGTGGGCCGAAAAAATCAGGGAGTTTTGCCCGGGTGCGACAATAGGCAGGGTTCAGGGTGACGTTTTTGATATTGAAAAAGATTTCGTAATTGCCATGATCCAAACACTCTGCATACGTCCGGAAGGAGAAGGCCCGAAAATGTTTGCAAAGAATGCATTCGATTCTGTGGGTCTCGTTATCGTCGACGAGGCGCATCACATAGGGGCACCCGCATTCTCACAGTTTATGTTCAAGGTTTGTCCACGATACACTCTCGGTCTCACCGCCACACCTGAAAGAAAAGATGGACTCACCCGAATCCTTTACTGGTTTCTTGGTCCCGAATTTTTTAGAGTCGAGCGTACGAATCAGGCCCAGACACGAGTTGTCACAGTTCATTACACGTGCGACGCCTTCAAAGAGCCCCCACCCGTAACGCGGTTTGGAAAGATTAACATGGCCGGAATGATTACCGTTGTTACCGAACTGCCGGAGAGGAACTCTCTCATAGTCAAGACTGTCAAAGACGTTTTGAGACTCGATCGGAAAGTACTTGTGCTTAGCGACAGACGGGAACATTGTTTTAATTTACATGAGAAAATTGGCTCTATCTCGGGACTGTACATAGGAGGAATGGACGAGAACCAGCTCAGGGAGACGAGTAAGATGCGTGTAGTAATTGCTACTTTCCAGCTTGCACACGAGGGTCTCGACATTCCGGCTCTAGACACGGTAATACTTGCGACTCCAAAATCTGATATAAAACAGTCTATAGGTAGAATAATGAGGGAAACCCCAGGAAAAAAGAATCACCCCATGATTTACGATTTTGTGGATCACTGGTCTGTTCTCAATTCAATGTACATGAAAAGATGCGTGATCTACAAAGAAGGAGGTTTTCTTTTTGATGAAGAAAAAGAATCTCCGAAAATTTTTGGAAAAGGAAAATGTTTACTCTAATTAAATGCAACAGAAGCCGTGTGACATTACATCCCATTGGTGGGATTTTCAGGTTCACGCATACACAAAGAGTATAGAAGAGTTGCTATCAGTTGCGAGCGTCAAGCCTTGTGTTTCACAAGGCTCAGCATGAATACGCCTATTATAAATATAAAAACAAGATAATTACATTCTGTGTTATCTGTTCCTGGTAAAATGTTAATAGAGGGAGGAACGTAAACCGGTGGAATTGTCACAGGCGATCCATATGGAGCCATGGGTACCCCCATTCTTATTTTATGTCAAAGAAAAAAACTATCAGAACGATACCTCCTTTTTCTTTGATTTTTTACCACGAGATTTATCGGTTACTGAAACTTCGCGAGTGTCTCCTCCAGCGTCTACAGAAACAATGTCAGAAATGTCATCGTCGTCTGGTCTGGGTGGCCTAGAATTAATAGACGGAGGAGGTCCCATCATGTTCATGAGAGATCCGAAATCCATACCCGGGCCACGCATTTCACCAGGTTTTAGCCCTTGGGTCGGTCGCTCACCCGCTCCAGGGCCTGCTCCCTGGGAACGTTGAACCGCGTCCATCATGTTACGCATCAAGTCTGGGTTCTGTTTCATCACTTGAGATGGGTTTGGAACTGCCGCCTTGAACATTGAGTTTGTCAAATGGAACATCATGGCCGATCCCCCTACCATCATCAGGAGCTTGACCTCTGGAGCGACGCTTACCTTTGTCCTGTATTTTGCGTACAGCTCTTCAAAAACTCCGTCGTAGTCCTCGATATTTTCCATCGTGTTCTGTGACCATCCGTTCAGTTCTACATCGAACGGGTCAAACTTATCGTTAAGAAACTCCAGACCGGTCACACAGGCGACGAGCATTCGCCTCTGAAACTTGATAGACCTTTCAACCTCGATTGAATACGTCATGCGCTTGTACTCTGTTCGAATCTCCTCAATGTCTGAAAAAATGCTCAGGCGCTGACTCGATTGAATGCCCTTTTTGTTTAGCCTGGAAATCTTGTTAAGAAGATCAGCCTTTTCATCTTCTATGGTTTTGTATCCTTCAGAAGGAAGCTGCTCGCCACCCACGCCTCCCTGCTGTTGCTCGTACATTTCCTCTTGATCTTCACCGCCGTCGTACTCCTCTGCCATAGGGGGTGGAGGCACAGTTCGCTTGTCTGGGTTCATGAACATGTCCATTCCGTCGTCTTGAACCTCATTAGGCGGGGGCCCGGGAGCCTGTTTAGAAAAAGGACTCGGCCGAGATGGCTTGGGCTTCAGTGGAACCCTTCGTGCTGAAGGCTGGATGGAAATCTGATCCAACAGTGCACTTTCATCATCGTTCAAATTCATAGAAGTTCCTTCATTAGTATCAAAAGTAATGTCCATTATAAAATATTTAAAGAAAGAAGCTGGATAGCTTTAACGCAACAAAAATAATATTTACCAAATATAAATGAAGAAGGCTGGCAAATTATTCTCTCGCGTAATTATTTTCGCACTTTTGCTGGTTGTGATTTACGTACTGATGAAGGGCCGATCGAGCAACTACTACGGTGGTTCTCCTCTCGACATATTGATGGGACCTATGGCAAGCTCAGGGCCAGCTAGTATCTTCGATATAAAGAATGACATGTCGTGCGTTCCAGGTCCAGGCCGCGATTCTGCGTATTACACAGAGGACCTGACCCCAGGAGGTTTGTGCAAGGATCAGGACTTTGTCAGGAACCAAATGCGCGACTGGACAATCACGAGCGGCATAGGGGGAAGCCTACTTGATCGCCTAGGTTAAATCGAATTCCTTTTTCAGCTCTTCTAAATCTTTATAATATCGCGCGACGTCTTTTTTAAATCGTGCATCCTGCTTGGCCCCAGTTTTTACGAGCCACGCGAGATTCGCCTTGCTATACTTTGTGCGAATTTGGTTATCAGTCGGCCTCCTAGGGGTCTGCTTTTTTTTCGGAACTTCTTCGGCTCTTTTTTCTATGAAACTCAGGGCCTGCATTACAGTGTCAGCGAGATCATCCTTCTTCTTGTGCTTATCGAAAAAAGTTACCCATTCACTGTTTGTTTCGCTTATGAATTTCCTCGCTCTCTCAATAGAAGCCTTTTTACGAGCGTCGTAGCGAGCCTTTCCGGGGCCCGCAACGTCAGGAATTTTGTGTCTCGCGTCCCAAATAACGACACTCTTTCCTTTTACGAGAAAATACGTGTGAAGAAGGTTCTCGACGCTTTTCATGGACCTGTTGCGGTCCGGCTGCTTTTCTATAACGACTACGGAAGATTTAAGAACCCATTCACGTTCGTCTAGATGCCTAATGAGGCACGGGAAAACCCCATCAGAATGGTTTACGGGAACACCTGACACGTCCCATGTGTGAATTTTTTTAGAATCCCTGTCAATCAGGCACATTGCTAGGTTTTTTATACCACAATCTATCGACAGAATCATATAAAGGTTATTAAGTTGTATACTTTAAATGGAAACAGAACTAATTTGCTGGTGGTGTGTTCACAGTCACTCCAGTGGACTTCCTTTTCACTTGCCGATAAAATACGACGACAAACTTCAAAAGTTTGACACGATTGGAAATTTTTGTTCTTGGAGCTGCGCAAAGGCGTACGCATTGGCAATGGACTCTGCTCGAAAGTGGGAAATACTATCCATACTTTCCCTCATGAAAATGAAAGCATGTGGGAGGATCGAATCAATATGGCACGCTCCAAAACGAGAAGCTCTCAAGTGTTTCGGGGGGAAGTTGTCAATCGAAGAATTTAGATCGTACGGAGGAAAGGTCGAACCACCCGTTGTCAACTGGCCATTCGAAAAAAAATATATACCCACAATTGGACTGGAGCACAGGGAGAACTCTATGTCATCAAATTCGGGTAAATTAAAGGCCATAGAAGACAGTTCGGCCGTCAATGATAATTTCAAACTGAGAAGAGAAAAGCCTCTAGCTAGAACGACATCAAAGTTGGAAAGTGCGCTTGGAATTGTGCGAAAGATAAAATGATGTGCTGTGATCGCAGAAAAAGAGTTTTCAATTTTGAAAACGGAACTATTGTATCTGCATCAGATTATGGATCTGCAATTGATAAACTTTTCAGGGTCAACGAAAAAAGGTTTTCAATTGAAAAAATGGATGAATATAAATGGGTGTGTAAATTTTCTTCGGATGTTCGTGTAGAATATGAAAGTTCTAGCAGATCTAAAGCTGAACTGCATGGGCCGTGGTACCTTCACCTCGACCGAAGACTAATTGTCTCTGACGATGCGTAGGTTTAGAATCTGGCATGTCTTCGTCTGTGCTTTTGTACCAATGATTCCCAATATGAGCTCTCCATTGTATAGACCAGCGGTCCAAAGTTTTACGACATAACACGCACGGTATAGACGTTCCAAGTTCTCCCGTTCCACGCATCCTTTCAATTT